AATTATACAGTAGTAGCAAAGAATGATCATGTTTACATTGGAGGTGTTTGTAATCTTTATATTGGTGCAAACTGTAATACATTTATTTTGAAAGATTGGAACATAGATGCAAACAATGTTAATTTGAGAGTAAGAAACAGTTTTAAAACAACAGCAAATACTAAAGATCTTACAGTAACAGGAGATAGTAAAGAAACAGTTACTGGAACAACACATATTACAAGAGCAGCACTTAATGAAACATCAGCTGCAACTAGTCAAAGATATACTGGTAACTATACAGTAAGATATGATCTTACAAGTGAATTTCATCATGAAGGAGATAGAAAAACATTTAGAGGTAAAGATGATTATGCTAGACATGATACAGGTGTTGATTATAGTTGTCCTTCTGATCCTTCAAGAACATCAGATGAAAATTGTGATGATTTAACAGTACCTACAGTACCAACTTCAGCAACAGCAGTAGCTAATACTGATAGAACAGATGATGAAGTACAAGAAGCTAAAGACTCTCTTGGAGATTAATACCAAAATTGATATAAATAATGTAAAAGGAGATAATTATGGATATACATGAAACTTTAGTAAGTCTTTTCAATACTTATACAAATGAAAATGAAAAGGCTGTATCAGGAAATAAAAGTGCTGGTACTAGAGCTCGAAAAGCATTGAGTGAGATTTCGAAACTATGTAAAGATAGACGCAAAGAGATCCAAGATATGAAAAATAATTAAGAGGAATAAATGTCACAGTTTCCAGTCATTAATAATATTGTATTTAAAGATTTTGATACATTATTTGACATACATCCAGTTACACGAAAACTTAATGTTTTAGTAAATGAAAAAGCTGTAGCTAGATCTGTAAAAAATTTAGTTTTAACAAACAAAGGTGAAAGACCATATCAACCATTTTTAGGATGTGATGTAAGAAACAGATTATTCGAACTTAATGATAGATTTACAGAAGATGAAATAGTAGATAATATAACTGAAGTAATCAATGAATATGAACCAAGAGCTGAATTAATTGATGTAATAGCTGATGTTAAACCAGATCAAAATGCAGCAGATGTAACTATTACATTTAGAGTTGTAAATCAAACAAGAGAAACAAGTATTAATTTCTTTTTAGAGAGAGTTAGATAATGGGTGCAGCTAATAGTACAATTAGAGTTACAGATTTAAATTTTAATAATATAAAAACTAATCTGAAAGCATTTCTAAGAGGTAAGCCACAATTTACTGATTATGATTTTGAAGGAAGTGCATTATCTAATTTAATAGATCTTCTTGCTTATAATACTTACTATAATTCAATATACACTAACATGGTTGGCAATGAAATGTTCCTTGATAGTGCACAAATAAGAAATAATGTAGTTGCTAGAGCTAAAATGTTAGGTTATACTCCAACATCAGCTAGAGGATCTACAGCATCATTAAATGTTACTATCACTCCTTCTACTAATGTTACAAGTGTTACTATTCCAGCTAACACATTATTTACTTCAAGTATAGATGGTGTTCAGTATAAGTTTACAACTCAAGAAAATTACGTACTATTACAATCTACTGGATATACTAGTAATTCAGTAGTTATAAAAGAAGGAGAGCCTTTACAAGAAAGAATAACTGTTGATACATCTACAACTGGACAAAGATTTATTTTAGCTAACCCTGCAATTGATACTACAACTATTAAAGTACAAATTCAAACTGGTGGATCTAATACAGCATTGAGAACATTTACACAAGCAAGTAATTTAGTTGATGTACAAGCAAACAGTCAAGTTTATTTTATTCAAGAAAATGAAGATGGAAAGTATGAATTACTTTTTGGTGACGGAGTTTTAGGTAAAGCATTAGATAATGGTAATATAGTTATTGCAAATTATAAAGTTGTAAATGGTTCAACTACAAACGGTGCAAATAATTTTGTAGCACCTAGTGCACTTGGTGGCGAAGCATCATTTACAGTATCAGTTGCAAATTCAGCATCTGGAGGTGCTAATGCTGAAACAACTTCAAGTATAAAATTTAATGCACCTAAAAGTTTTCAAAGACAAAATAGAGCTGTTATAAAAAATGACTATGCAAGAACATTACTTGCAGAAGCTCCAGATCTTCAAGCTATAAGTGTATGGGGTGGAGAAGATAATGATCCTCCAATTTATGGTAAAGTTTATATTGCAGCTAAACCTAAAAGTGGAAATTTATTGTCAGATCAAAGAAAGGCTGAGTTGTCAACTCTTCTTACTTCAAAAAATGTTGTGACTATCTCTCCAACTTTTGTTGATGCAACATTTTTATATGTTGTACCAAGAATTACTGTAAGATATGATGTAGCAAGAACATCTGAGCAAGCATCTGCTATTTCTGACAAAGTTGCAACAGCTGTTAGAAATTTTGAGACTTCAGATCTAAGTTTATTTGATAGAAAGTTTAGAGAAAGCGTTTTTATGGATGATGTTGTATCAAGTGACACAAGTATATTAGGTGCAAACATTACTTATTCAATGATGAAAAGATTTACTCCTAATCAAAATATTACAACTTCATATAGTATAGCATTTAATAATGGTATAAGTAACCCTCATGCAGGACACTATGGTGCTATATCCAGTACTTCTTTTACATTTCAAAATCAAACTTGTTTTTTAGATGATGATGGTAATGGTGTACTTAGAATTTATTACTTAGATTCTCAAAACAATAAAACATATCTTAATACTTCAGCTGGTACTGTAAATTATAGTTCAGGTTTGGTTGTTATTAAAAGTGTAATTATTACAAGCTCTGGTACTATCGAAGTGAATGCTAAACCAGCAATTAATGATATTAGTCCAGCTAGAAATATGATATTGTTAATCTCAAAAGCTGCTATAGATGTTGTTAACGATTCAACTGGTGCAACAGAATCAAGCGTTTCAAATGTAACTACTGCAGGTACAACTGAAACAATTTCAAGCGAAACTAGTTCAATCTTATCTACAGGATCAACAGGTGGTGTAACTAATCTGGTGTACTAATGGCTGTTTCAAGAAAAGTATCTGATCAGATAGGCCAACAGGTACCTGATTTTATAAGAGAAGATGCACCATTATTCAGAGCATTTGTTGAAGGATATTATGAGTTTCTTGAACAAGGTACTAATGCTTTAGATGCAAGTAGGAATCTTTTAAATTATCAAGATATAGATTCAACTATAGACAAGTATGCTGAGTATCTTAGAAGAGAAATAATTCCAGATATTCCAAGAGTAACACAAGCAAATACTCACTTCTTACTCAAAAGAGCTAAAGACTTATATACTTCAAGAGGATCCGAAAAGAGTTACAAATTATTATTTAGAGCATTATATAATCAAGAGATAGAAATATACGATCCAGGTGAAAGTATATTAAGAGCTTCAGATGGAAGATTTGTAAAAGAAAATAGTATTAGAGTTGGTGATCCTGCATTAGGTAATACTTCATTATTATTAGGACAAAATATAACTGGTCTAAGTAGTGGTGCTACTGCTAAGGTAGAAAGAATTAACAGAACAACTGAATCTGGATTTATTGTACAAGAGTTATTCTTATCAGGTATCAGTGGTGACTTTCAAGATTTAGAATTAGTCAGAAATAGTGGTAATACTGTTAATGCAACTATCTATAATATTACTGGTGCTATAACAGGTATCAATTTAGCTGATAAAGGTGCTGGTTATGTTATTGGTGATAGTTTAACTTTATCTACTCCAACTTCAACAAGAGACGGTACAGCAACAGTCGCAGAAACAGATAACTTTAGTGCAATACAATTTGCTGTATCTCATGGAGGTAAAGGTTATACATTAGGAAATAACATTGTTGCTGTAACAGCTGACGATAATGGTACAGGTGCATCTTTTTATGTTTCTTCTTTGAGTAACACTGAAGTTTTATTAATTGATAGTGATGATATATCTGCTGTTGCGGATGTTCCGTTAAATGTAACAGGTGGTACAACTAACTCAAATACTAATACTGCTTTTGCAAGATTAGGAGCTAATGCGAGAACATTAAGTGCTAACTTAGCTACAGCAAATGTAAATAGTAAACTTGGAAGTGCTTTAGCATTTACTAATACAACAGTTGGAACAATCAATAGTGTTTATACAACAAGTTATGGATATAACTATGTTAACATTCCAACTATATCTGTTAGAAATCCAGCAGTAGCAGAATTAAGATTAGTTGATCCAGATAGACCAACTACATTCAAAGGAAATAATGCTATCATAACTGCTACTCATGTAGACGGTGCTTTAAAATCAACTACTGTAACTGATGGTGGATTGAGTTTTAACAAATATGAAAACTTAACTATTGTTAATAATACAAGAACACCTGTAGCTAATGCAAGTGGATTACCTTCGATTACAGGTTTAAGATCATATGAAGGTAAGTATACAGATACAAAAGGTTTCTTATCTTGGAATAACAGACTACAAGATAATTTTTTCTATCAAGTTTACAGTTATGTTATTAGATCAAAAACTGCTTTACAAAAGTATAGACAGTTTGTAAATGATTTACTACATCCTGCCGGTACAAAAATGTTTGGTGAGTTTACACAAACAAGCAATGTATCTGTAGGTACTTCAGTTGCAAGTAATGTATCAACTAAGACAAGTGCATTTACATTTGACTCAGTTGCACTTACATTTGATTCTAGTAATACTACATTTGACGCTTTTTAATATAAATAGAAACAAGGAATAGAAATGGATAAATTTACACAGACACTAGATAAATTAAGATTATTTCCTAGATTATTCATTGGTGTATATATTTGGATGTTTTATGATGTAGTTCAATGGTTTATGGCTTTAGAAGCACCAACAAATCAACAAGCAGGTTTAGTTTCAATAATTGTAGGAGCAGGTGCTGCATGGTTTGGTTTATATGTTAGAACAGGGAGTAGTAAGTAATGGCTAAACAAACGGTTGGTTTAGGATCATCTGCTAATGACGGAACTGGTGACAGTATACGATCTGGTGGTGATAAGATAAATGATAACTTTACAGAATTATTTAATGCATTAGGTAATGGAACAACTATAGCTGCTAATACAGGAACATTAGCTTCAAATGCTTATCTTATTTCATCATATCAATCTAATACACAAATAACAGCAAGATTAAATACTTATGCTTTAGTTGCAAACGTAGCATCACTTGCCGCATTAGGAAATACTAACTCAGCCATATCACAAAGAGCACAAGTTGCGAATGTTGTAACACTTGCAGCATTAGCTAATACAAACAGTGCTATTGCAAAAAGAGCTGAAGTTGCAAACGTTGCAAGTTTAGCAGCACTGGGAAATACAAATTCAAGAATTGCATTACTTAATACAAACTTAACAACTACTAATACAGCAGTAAGATTATTAATTAGTGATAGAGCTCAAGTAGCAAATGTAGCTGCAATAGCACAATTGGGAAATACTAATTCATCTATTGCAACACAAACAGCAAGAATAACATTAGTTAATACTAATCTAACAGGTACAAATACAGCTATCAGAACATTGGTATCAGATAGAGCTCAAGTTTCAAATGTTTATTCAATATTCAGTAGTGGTAAAAGTTATTCAACAGTACCAAACTATGGTGCAGCAGTAACATATGATATATCTGCAAATGGATCCAGTGCTTACATTGTTTCTAATATGGGTTTTGGAAAAGGTGGTGCAGCATTTAATAATCCAGAACTAACTGTAAGAAATGAATCTACTGTTGCATTTGATCTGAATGGTTTAGCAGGAGCTCATCCATTCTATATTAGAAGTGGTTCTTCAGGAACAAATTATTTTTCAAACACGTTGATTCATGTTGCAACTGATGGTACAATAAGTACAGGAGCAAGTGCTCAAGGTAAGAACACAGGAGTTTTATATTGGCAAATACCACACGATATAGTTTCTTCTGGTAGAGATTCTTATACTTATGTTTGTTCTTCACATCCATCAAATATGAAAGGTAATGTTTTTGTTAAAGACACTGGAGCTATTTAATGCCTGCTACATCTACTAAGAGATTATCTTATCATATAGCTGATCAGTTCAAGGAATCGTTTAGTGAAGCTAGTCCTTCAAGATTATATTTGTTTGTAGGAAGAACTTCACCATTTGCAAATGATTCATCAGCATCAACTCCAACCGATACAGTTCAAAAACAAGATTATAACATTTACAAACAAATGTTAGCAGCTAAAAAAATTCAAGAAACAGATGTTACTTATGCATTAGTTAGAAGAAACTGGTCAAATAATAATTTGTATGCAGAGTATACAAATACAACTTTAAACTCAAGTTTATACAATAGTGCATTTTACGTTTACACATCTGATAGAAATGTATACAAATGTTTGTTTAATAACAAAGGTGCAAACTCAACTGTTGAACCAACTGGAACAAGTACTGGTGTAACTTCAACATCAGATGGATACCAATGGAAATATATGTTTACAGTAAGTACTGCTGATGTTGGTAAGTTTGTAACAGCAGAGTATATTCCAGTTAAAGTAATCACAGCAGATGATAGTTCAGGTCAGTTTGCAGTACAATCAGCAGCAGTAGATGGTGCTATAGATGTCATAGATGTATCAGCAGGTGGATCCGGATACTTAACTAATAATGGATCCTTTCAAGCAGTTACTAATTCAACTTCTATGAGAATAGCAACTACTGCAAGTGCAAACGATAGTGTTTACATTGGAAGTACATTATATATTGATGGAGGTCTAGGTGCTGGTTTAATCAGGGAAATAACGTCGTATACAGGTGCTACTAGAACAGTTACAGTGAATACAGCTTTTTCTACATCTCCTAATACTTCTTCAACATATATTGTAAGTCCTAAAGTTACTATATCAGGAGATGGTACAGGTGCAGCTGCTTACTCAAATGTAACAACTGGAGGTACAGCTGTTAACTATATCAACATGATTAGTACAGGAACAAACTATACTAATGCAACAGTAACTATATCAGCTAATACAAGTTTTGGATCAGGAGCAACTGCAGTTCCATACATTGGTCCTAGAGGAGGTCACGGTACTAATGCAAGAGAAGAATTAGGTGGTAGTTTTGTAATGGTAGCTTCTGAACTAAGTGGTAGTGAAGCAAATACAATACCTCAAGAAAATGATATAAGAACTTTTGGTATAATTGCAGATCCAATTGAAAGAAGTACTGGTGTTGCAGCAAACACTGGTAACTTTGATATGACAACAAGATTAACTTTAAGTGGTGCAACAGGAGACTTTTCTGCAGATGAATTAATTACTGGTGGTACAAGTGGTGCTACAGGTAATGTA